ATAATGGCAGCAAAAAAAGATAGTAGATTAGTAAGGGCAGGAGTGTCAGGGTATAATAAACCTAAAAGAACTCCTAATCACCCTAAGAAGTCTCATATTGTGGTAGCTAAAGTGGGTGATAAAATAAAAACAATTAGATTTGGTCAAAAAGGAGCCAAAACTGCTGGTAAACCAAAGGCAGGTGAGTCAGATAGAATGAAAGCTAAAAGAAGAAGTTTTAAAGCTAGACATGCTAAAAACATCGCCAAAGGAAAAATGTCTGCAGCTTATTGGGCGAATAAAGTAAAATGGTAATGAAGACTTCTCAATATTATAAAGAAAACCCTGAAGCGTATGCTAAAAAATTAGCATATGACAAAGAGTATAACAAAACCCGAAAAGCTACTAAAAAAAGAAGCAAGCTAAATAAACATAATAGACGCAAGGGAACATACGGAAACGGAGACGGAAAAGATGCTTGCGAAAAAATGTATAAAGGAAAAATTAGAATACGATTTTGTAATATGAAAAAAAATCGTGGAGATAAAAATGATATGCCTGGCGATAAAAAAGCTAGGGGGTAAAAACATAAAAAAAAATAAAATTATGCCAACAGTTAGTTATAAATGTCCTGACACAGGAAAGTCAATGAAGAAAAGTTTTCCATACAATGCAGTAGGAAAAGCTCAAGCACATGAATTTGCAAAAGTAATGAAAGGTTCTAAAGTTAATAACCCTAATTACGGCATGGAGTCTCAATCTTATTAATGCGAAATTATTACTATATTTGCATATGGCAAGTAAATTCAACAAATTAGCAAAAAAAGTAGGTTCTAAAGCTTTAGCTGCTTATATAGGTAGAAAAAAATATGGCAAAACTAAATTTGCTAAAATGGCTGCCAAAGGAAGAAAAAAGAAAAAAAACAAAAAATAGAAATTATGAAACAAGGTTATAATGCAAGATTAGATGAATCTTTAGGAAACAAGCATAAAGGTCATCACAAGCAATCTTTAAAAGATAGAAGAGACGAGTCTAAGGCTATGTCTAAAAAAATCTACGGACACGCCTATGGCGGAGACCATGGGATGAAGTACGAAGGCGTTAAGAAACGTAACAGTGCTAATATAAAAAAATAATTATGGATAAGGTTAAGAAAGTAATTAACTCATCTTTATTTAAGTCTGGGTGTGCTGCCGCAATAGGTTTAGCTTTAATAGCTGAAAGCCACCCTTTATACGCTGGTATTTCTTTTGGAATAAGCCTAAGAGAGTTTTTATTAGCTTTTAAAGCAAACGTAAAATAATGCCAACAAGGGCAAGAGTAAAACCAAGAGGCTTAGGTGATTCTATTGAAAGAGTCACCGAAGCAACTGGCATAAAAAAAATAGTAGAAAAAGGAGCTAAAGCTCTAGGAAAAGACTGCGGGTGTTCTAAAAGGCGTGACACTTTAAATCGTGTTTTTCCATATAATAAAGATAAATAAATTAAAAAATGGCATATCAAAAATTACAAGTAGGATTAGCTGCAGTCGTTATACCAAGTGACACCGTAGATATTCCTCTTATTTCATCAACCAAACTCACAGGGACTAACACAGGTCCAGCGGCAGCAAACAAATTATTAGACTCTTCTGCTTCATTTGATACTGTACAAGGATTTATTACTCCAGGAGCTATTGTAGTAAACGAAACTGACGGTACTAAAACTATTGTAAATAGTGTAGACAGTGCTACAGAATTAAGCTTAGAAACAGATATTTTTACTGCAACAGGAAAAGAATATTCTATATATTTAGACCCCGAAGCAAATCACAGCGAAGGATGTATTATCTATTGTGGGGCAACTGGAGATATTAAAGTAACTACTGTTCGTGGAAACGACATAGTTTATGTAGGAGTACCTACAGGAACTTTTTTACCTGTGCAAGTTATTAGAGTATGGGATAACGGAACTACAGCTACTAGCTTAGTCGCAAATTGGTAACATATGTATACTAGCGTTGGAATAGGCATAACAACGAATGTGTTTGGCTCTCAAGTGGGAGCAGGCGGTCCTCCACCCCCTGTCTTTCCGAATCCTATAAACAATGAGTTTTCTATGGAGTTTGACTCAGCTGACGCAACTTATTTTAAAGTAACTGATGAGGTGTTAGGAGGGTTGTCAGCATTTAGTATTTCTTTTTGGTACAACACGACTTCTATTGGGTCTGATAGACCTATAATTGCAAAATGGCAAGTTGGACCTGCTAATTTTTTGCTTTATCATGATGCTCCAAATGGATGGAGAATTCTTTTTAATACTAGTGCTGGTGCTGCAGGAGGTCAATCTAATTTAATAGCAACTGCAAACATATGGCAATATTTAGGAGTATCGTGGGATGGAACTAATATTAATATGTATTTAAGAGATTTTACAGGGACTTCTAGTGATTGGACAGCCGTATCGGCTAATCCTGGAGGTACTGTAAACCCTACTGCTCCTTGGAGAATAGGTCATGATGTTACTAGAAGTATGGATGGATATTTAGACGAACTAGCAATATGGAATACTAATTTATCCAAAGATACATTTGATGGGATTTTTCAATGTACAGTAGATAATCCAGGTAAAGTAGCAAATTTAAACGAAACACCAGAAGGAGCACCATTAGCTTGGTATCGAATGGGAGATAATTAATTATGAGTACAAACTACATATCACCAATGTGGCGAATGCCACGAAATGCAAACAACAATGCTAATCGTTATAGTAATTATGCTATTCAATGTGCTAACAGTGAGGGTATAGAGTGTGCTTCTATGTCAGCTTTTTTACCAAATACAGCAGGCATAGCCAATACTGATATTACTTTTAATATATGGATTAAACCAGAGTTTGAATATGACACTAGTAATTATCAAACTTTTTATGGGAACGCTAATGCTAACCAAGGAATTTTGCTATACTATTGGCATGACGCTAATTGTTGGAGAGGATTAATTGGTACAGGTGTTACTTTAGATTGGATACAAGGTCCTACTTATAATAGCAATGAAGAGCTTGGTAAAGGTGAATGGCAAATGCATACTTTTATTATTAAGGTAGACACTTTAGAACTGGAGTATTATATTAACGGTGTGGCTATTACACCAGCAGTTTCATTAGCTGCTGCACCATCTGTTCTGAGGACCATGCAAATTGGAAAAAGATGGGATTTATCTACAGGAGAATTTATAGGAGAATTTACGGAGGCAAGTGTTTTTGATTACGCTCTTTCCACTTCGGGAGTTAACAGTGAATTAAGCTTACTTTATAATGAAGGGGCTCCTATCAATCCTTTTGCAATTCTAGCAAAAGAGCCTGTAGCTTATTGGAGAACAGGAGATAACACAAAATTATCTAATTCTAGCCTATACGTTCCTAATTTATCGGCAGGAGGACAAAATGTTTTTGATTTTGACAAAGTAAATAATGGCGTTATTAAATTAAGTACAGATGATTGGATTAATGAGAATTTACCTGCTAGTCATATTACAGTTTCTGCTTGGGTTAACCCTGTTTCATGGACCGATACTTCGTTTAGAACGATTGTAGGTAAATTTGGTGCAGGAGCTTCGACTCAGCAATGGCGAATTGTTGCCATCGGAAGTAACACTATTCGTTTTAATATTTATGGTAAAAGTCCTTTTGGAGCAACTTACACATTAGAAACAGACGATGTGGTAGTTCCTGTAGATAAAAGAGAAGGATGGTTAAATATAATATGGAGACATGCACCAGGGATAGGTTCTAATGTAAAGTTTAATAATGAAAATGAAACATCCTTACCTAATTTGTTTGCCAAACCACTGATAAAACCTTTGGTTGGAAGTACTCCGAATAGTATTGGTGGAGTGGTTTCTGCAGGTTCTCCAGCTTTCCCTTGGGACGGAGAGCTTGCAAATATAGAATTTTTTGAAACTTATTTAAGCGATGAAGAGGCTACCGAAATTTATAACGGAGGCAGACCTTTAATGACTAAACCTCAACCTCAAGAAGATAATTTGGCGGGGTGGTGGAAACTGGACGCTCCTTCTTCTGCGTTTAATCCTGGAATAAGCGGAGTGGCTTTTGTAGCTAATCAAATTGGAACTCCTGATGTTTCAGGTGGAGGAGACCACGCTTATGTAAACCCATCATTAAGTCCTCTAGTGTTCGAGTGTCAAGATTTAAACAGTGCTAATGCGGGGGGTCCTACTTATGATATAAACATTCCTATTTCAGATGGAATTGCTTGGGAATCTTTATTAATAAAAGGAGCTTATAGTGATTTAGTTATAGAAACAGATATAGATTTACAAAGAGGTGGAGCGTTTGGAGGAGCTAAAGCTCAATTGTTTTATTCAATTGATGGTGGTGCTTGGACTAGTTTTGGAATAATAAATGTAGGAGTAAGCGACCCTTTAGGGTTAACTAACTTCTTAACCAATAGCCCAACCTTATCCTGTTTAGATAGTATACAATTTAAAGCCGAAATAGGAACTCGTACTTATTCAGCAGATAGATGTAGGATAAACAGCATAAAAATAGCAAATGCTGGAGAGTATTTATACAATGAAGACTTCTCTTCTCAGTCTGGAGCAGGTTGGAATAACAATGTATATGTTCCCGCTAATAACGAAATTTATGTAGAAGACGTTTGGAAGATAAATGATAGTAGGTCATATTACCCACAAAGTTTTAATTTTGATTTTAATAATGTTACTCCTCAGTATGTGGATGTCAAAAATCCAGCTGATTTGCAATTTGCTAGTTCTTTTACTATATCGGGTTGGATGTATCCTTCTGGAACTGGAAACTACCCATTAATAGACAAGTGTATTTCAGCTGCAAGCGGGAATGGATATCACATTGACTATAGAAATAGTGGAGAAATACACGCTTGGGCATATTGGGCAGCTGATAAAATAGTTGTGACAGGATATAGTGACAATGAGTGGTATCATGTGGCTTTAGTTTTTGACCACACAGGAGGAAGTAATGGTACACAATATTTATATATAAATGGAGTTTTAGCAGGGAGTCAAGCAACTACTAATTTTGCAGCATCTACAGCTGCTGATTTATATATTGGAGGAGCATCAGTATTGGGTCCCTCCGCTAATTATTGGTTTAATGGTGGGTTATCTAATGTACAAATGTGGGACGCTGTTATTCCTGCTACAGGAGGAGACTCTATAGAAACTCTTTATAATAAAGGAGTTCCTACCACGACACCTATAGCAAGTGCTAATCTTTCAGGTTGGTGGAAACTAGATAGTAGTGATTCTTTTGATGTTCTGACAGGAGAATGGACTGTAGCAGATAATTCTGCAAATAGCAATTCAGGGACCAGTTCAGGAATGGGACTAAGTGCTTTAGCTAATAATAATGTTTCTACCAATAATGGACTGAGCGAAAATGTTCCGCAAAGTGCTTTACAAAAAAGTAACATTGCTAATACCCAATCTTATAGTAACTATAGTTTTAATTTTGACGCAGCTAGTTCAGATGGATTTAAAATAGATTACATTAGTGGAGGTCCAATACAGCCAAGTAATACTGTGTTAGAAGATGTTGGCTTTAGCGTTAGTGCTTGGATAAGCGTAGATACTTCGTTAGCTGCAGGTAATGGAATCTGGCAAAATGATGGTTATTCAGGAACAGCCCCTATTAACTATGGGGGATTACTTCTTCAAATAAATCAAACAGGAATTGTAAATGTAGGTTATTCTACAGGTAGTGGAACTGGAACTGCTTTTAGAAAAAACTATTTAAGTACTGCTGTTTTATCTACAAACACCTGGCATCATGTAATAGTGGTGTATAGAGGGATAGCTAACAACCCTCTTTTATATGTAGATGGAGTAGAGTATACTTCGGGATGGTCGACTAGCGGAAGTGCAGCTGTATTAGGATATACAGCATTAGGTTTTGGAACTATTGGAATAGTTCGTGATGGAGTAAGTGGTACTAATGGTTTAATTAGTAATCTCGCTTTATTTAATACTACATTGTCTGCTCAAGATGCCCAAACTATATATAATAACGGAATTACACAAAACTTATTAGAATCAGCTATACCGCCTCCTACGTGCTGGTATCCATTAGATGAATCTAGTAGTTATTATTCAGGTAGCGAGTGGACTATTAGAGATATAGTTCCATTAAGAACAATAGATGGAACAGGGTTAAATACAGGAAATGTAGACGACATGGTGGGAAAAGCTCCAGGGTCTTATTCAAATGGAACAGGAATAAATTTAGTAATTGACGATTTAATGGGTCAATCCTCAGAGTCGCTAAAAAACTCCTATAGCATTAATATGGCAGATTATGGAAGTCCTAATGACACTTTTCCTTTAACTCCAGCACCTTCAGGTAGAACTACTTTTACACCTGGACCATGATAATATTAATAAATTTGTAAAAAATAAAAAATGTCAACAACTACTTATATCGTAATAAACATTGATACTCAAACTAGTCTTGTAGATTTTAGTCAACTCAATACAACTTCTTCTCAAACAATGAGAAGAAATGTAGCTAATACTGAAGCCATGTTGTCGTATCAAGTAGAACCAAGTTTTATAACCAATGGTCGTCTTGTTCCTCTTCAAGTTTTAAATAAACAAGAGGCTATGGCTCTATTAGATACGCCTGACTGGACACCTGCAGATGCGTCAGAATAATGGAAAAGGTTGAATATCTAAAAGCGTTAATGTCTAAAAAAGGTTATGCTGTTTTTGAAAACGACACTAAGCCTTTCAACTTAAATATTGTAGGAGTTAGAAATTCTGACCCTACTATAAATAAGTTCAATGATTATATTGCTACCTTTTGGAAGTATGAAGGAAGGTGGAGTTATTTTGAGTGTCAAGCTACCACATTACCTGGGTTAAAATATATGGAATCTCCTATGAATCCTAAAGGTTGTGCTATTTTAGTTCCTAACCAATACAAAGGAGTATATAAATTAGGGACTCATTACACTTATACTGCTTTAGTTCAAACAGGGGGAGAGGTAGAAGTATATAGGGATGACAATAAAGATATGCATTACGATATGTTAGATGATACTATTATTTCTGGATATTTTGGAATAAACATTCATAAGGCTAGTGAAGGTGAAAGAGAAAATGTTGATGGGTATTCTGCAGGTTGTCAAGTATTTCAAAACTCTGATGAGTTTGATATATTTATAGATTTATGCAAAAAGGCTGAAAAGTATTGGGGTAATAAATTTACTTATACATTGTTAAATCAACCTGTAGTTACTTTTTAATATGAAAAAAGATAAAAAACAAAAAAAGAAATTTAAAGAAACTAAAGTAGGAGTGTTTTTAAAAGACAAAGCTCCTGCTATTTTAGATACGGTTGGTGAATTTTTGCCAGACCAAGGGGGATTAGGGATAGTAAAAAACCTCATATCAGGAGATAGTACTATTAATCCTAAAGATAAAGAGACTGCACTAAAGCTTTTAGACCAAGATATTGCAGAGATGAATAATATTTCTGAACGATGGAGCAGTGATATGAAATCAGACTCTTGGTTGAGTAAAAATACTAGACCTTTAACTTTAATTTATTTAACTATATCAATGACTATTTTTGTCATATTAGATTCTACAGTTTTATTAGAAATAAATGAAGGGTGGGTTTCTTTACTGGAAGCATTATTAATAACAGTTTACGTAGCTTATTTTGGCTCAAGAGGAGCTGAAAAAATAACAAAGATAAAAAGGTAAAAATTAATTATCTTTGTATAATATAAACATAAATTAAATTAAATAAAATGGAAGATTTAAAAACACTTAACAAACTAGACGAAACGGAATTAAAGCAACTACAAGATTTGAATGGAGAATTTCAAAAATTCAAATTAGCTTTAGGTGAATTAGAATTGAAAAAAGCAGAACTTCTGCGTGGAGTAGATAATATAAAAACTTTATTTGAAGTAGAGGAAAGAAAATTAATTGAGAAATATGGACCTGATTCGGTAATTAACTTGAAGACAGGTCAAATAACACAAAAAGAAAATGGCTAAAATAGAAGATATTGGTGCGTATCCTAATCAATCCCCCGTTACACTAGCGGATTATTTAATTGGAACTGACGCTGCGACAAAAGCAACAAAAACATTTACGATTCAGGATATTGCTGATGCTCTAGATGAACAGATAACTTTACAAGAAGTTTTAAACGCATCGGACCCTGCGGGAGTTCCTAATCCAACAGCAGTTGCAACAGGAAATATTAACCTAGAAGGAGATATAACTTTACTTACTGCAAATGCGGATATATTTATGGAGGGTGGTGCTATTACTTCTACATCAGGAAATGATTTATTATTAAACACTAAAAGCGATGCTAATGATATAAAATTATACGCTGGTAGTGTTTCAGGTGCAATTGAAGGAACAGGAGCAGGATTAGACTTTCAAATTACTGGCAATGCTGGAATAGGAGCCGAGGGAGATATTTCTCTTGATGGGATTACTGCTACTTCAAACATTTCTGTTAGAGCAGGAGATAAAGCCATTGTATCTGCTAACGGTTCAAGTTATGGTGCTCAACCAGCTGGAACTGTCATGCTTTATAATCAAAATGATGATATAATTGTTAATGCCAATGGTGGTCAAATTACTATTGGCGGGACTTTCCCAAGTAGACCAACAGGATTAGACTTAGGACCTATTGATGGAGATATTGATATATGGGCTTTTTCTGTAGGTTCTGATATTAATTTAATAGCTCAGAATAATATTAATATAACCGCCAATGGTGGCATTGAGTCTTTATCCGAGCATGGTTTTAATCAAATAGCAGATTTTAAATCCAATGGCGGATTTCTTTTAAATGGAGTAGGCGGAACCGTAGGAGACTTAGTAGTAAGTCAAGGACCAGGTAGTCCTCTAGCTTGGCAAAGTGCTTCAGATTTAACTGTAGGTGCAGTTGTTTCAGGAGTTCATATTGGTGCAGCTAGTACTTTAGCTAACTTTTTACCAGGTACTCCAGTATTTGTTTCTAACACCCCAAGTGGTCCTAATAATTATCCTACTGTAGATTATGCTTCTCCTTCTCCTACTGTAAAAATGCCTGCAATTGGTTTAATTGTGACAGCTACAGCAAAAGGAAATGATGCTGAAATAATGATGTCAGGAGAACTAGAGGTAGACACTACTAGTATTCGAGGAGCAGCCTCTATTAATGATGTTGTATATGTAGATGTTTATGACGCTGTTGCTTCTCCTTTGTGTCTTACTGTTAATCGCCCTGATGGTGCAACTACTGAAGTTCAAAATGTAGGTGTTATTACTAAAGTTGGAGCTAATGGTTCTATGAAGGTTTCCGCTATCGGAAGGTCTAATGATTTACCTAATGTAGCTGCGAATGAGTTATGGGCTGGTAATGCTTTAGGTGTGGCAGAGGCACAAGATGCTTTAACAGTAGATATTGCTAATTCTACTGTAAATGTAGGAAATGGTCGTGCTACTTCTAATACTTATATGGAAACTAGGTTAAATGCTCAGGTAGTGTACGGAGATGCAGCAGGAGTTATAGGAACTCAAAACCTACAATACGGAGTTTCAGCTTTAGTGAGTGCTCAAGCTGCTTCATCACAAAATACCGCTATAGGGGTTAGTGCTTTGCAAAATTTAACAACAGGTACTTCTAACGTGTCATTGGGTCATGATGCAGGGCTTGCTGTAATCACTACTAATAATAATATAGCAATTGGAGATTTAGCTTTAGATGGGGCAGATGTTGGAAATGAAAATGTTGCAGTAGGCGGAGGGTCTATGGGTAATACCACAGGAGCTGCAGCTAGTTCAACAGTTGCTATAGGGCATAACGCTTTAAATACTTTAACTACTGGAGCTAATAATACCGCAGTAGGTCATTCTGTTGGTTTTGCCCTAACTAATGGACAAAATAATGTTATTATTGGAAGAAACGCAAATTTCCAAAATGGTGGTGATTCTAATGCTGTTATTATTGGAGAGGCTGCAATTGGTGAAGGAGATAGTGTGTGTATTGGAGTAAGTGCTGAAGCTGGAGCAGAGGCAGTGTCAGTTGGAAAAGAGGCAAATTCTGCAACGCCTACCACAGGGTCAACGGCAATTGGACACTTATCTAGTGCGGATGTGGATTGTATTGCATTAGGGAAAGATGCTAGTGCTGTACAAAGAGGAGGTAGTCCAATGTTAGCTGTTCCTGCCTTAATAGCACAAGCACTAGCTAACGCTTATGTTTATCCTGACAACAACGCTGCAGTAGCAGCTGGGTTACAGCCTGGAGACACCTATTGCGTTGATTTTGGTGCTTTTATCCCAGGATGGGTTGCACCACCTGCTGGTGGTCCAGCTGTGTTGGCGTTTGTATATTAGACTTTAAATTAAATTAAATAAGATGGATGATATTAGAAAAATATCAGTAGGTGCAGATTATAAATCTAGTGCTATGCATTATATTGTAGACCAGCCTGTATTAGGAGGTAGGTATACCATTCATTGCATAAAAAGAGATGAATTAAGAGCATCGTATAGAGTATATATAATACAAAAAGAAGAAGTATATTTATGGAAAGAATTTGGTAAAAACATGCCAGTTTCAGTAGAATATAACATAAATTTTTAACATGAAGTCTCCGTATTATTTTATTATTACTCCTGATAAAAACAAAAGATATGATAACACCATTAATATAGAAGGAATGGATTTTATTGCTAGTACATCTCAAGAAGACTTTAAGTTTTCTAATAGAGTGGGAATTGTGCAAGAAGTTCCTTTAAGGTATGATGGACAAATAAAAAAAGGTGATAAAGTTTTAGTACATCATAATGTATTTAAGTATTATTATGATATGAAGGGAAAGCAAAAAAGTGGAAGAAGTTTTTTAAAAGATAATACTTTTTTTGTGGATGAAAGTCAATTTTTTGCATATAAACAAAACGGTAGTTGGAATGCTTATTCAAAATATTGTTTTGTAAAACCTTTAAAAAAGAAAGATTATTTTATTGAAAAGCCAGGGACTACCGAACCCTTAGTTGGAGAAATGAAATATATTAATAGTGAGTTGAAAAAACTAGGGGTGGCTCCTGGTGATATTGTAGCTTATGAACCTCATTCAGAATATGAGTTTAAGGTGGATGGAGAGAAGTTGTATAGAATGTATACTAATAACATTACAATGGTTTTATGAACTCCAAAGAAATTAAATTAAAAATAATTGAAGCGGGTGAACAAGCTGTTAGACAACTTATAAAAGTGGCTAAGGAAGATATTATAAAACCTGACCCTGATGACGAGTTAGCAGCTGATAGATTAAAAAATGCTGCTGCTACAAAAAAGTTAGCAATTTTTGATGCGTTTGAAATTTTAAATCGTATTGAAGCAGAAAAAGAAAATATTGAATTAACAGGAAACAATAAAAAAACTATAACTCAAGGATTTGCAGAAAGAAGGTCAAAATAGCTTATATAGGATACTTAAAAATGTAATACCTAAAAATGTTCTTACTAAAAAAAATAAGGCAAAAACTTGGGAGTATGGGTACAACGAAAAATACGATATTGTAATTATATCTAGGGATGGAACAATAGGAGATATATATGAAATAAATCATTTAAAAATAGCTTTACCTAAAACTCCAAATAAATCATATACTTGGGACACCAAAAAAGAAAACCAATATTGGAGACCTTTTACTTATCCTCAAGAACTTAAAAGGATTAAAAGTATTTTTCAGTGGAATGAAATGCCAACTGCGTTTAAAAATGATTGGGTAGATTATATAGAAGAAGAGTTTGATAGAAGAGAAAAAGGTTTCTGGTTTTATAATAATGGAATTCCTACTTATATTACAGGCTCTCATTATATGTATTTACAGTGGACTAAAATTGATGTAGGGTTGCCTGATTTTAGAGAAGCCAATAGATTGTTTTTTATATTTTGGGAAGCTTGCAGAGCAGATAAAAGAAGTTTTGGAATGTGCTATTTAAAAATTAGACGTTCTGGATTTTCTTTTATGGGGTCTTCAGAATCTGTTAACACCGCTACATTAGCTAAAGATTCTAGAGTAGGTGTTTTATCTAAAACAGGAGCTGATGCTAAAAAAATGTTTACTGACAAAGTAGTTCCTATTTCTAATAATTATCCATTCTTTTTCAAGCCCATTCAAGATGGTATGGACAAACCTAAAACAGAATTAGCTTATAGAATTCCAGCTAGCAAGATTACTAAAAAAAATATGTCTAAAGTTCAGTCTCAAGTTTTAGACGGATTAGACACTACTATTGATTGGAAAAATACTGCAGATAACTCTTATGATGGAGAGAAATTAATGTTACTTATTCATGATGAAAGTGGCAAATGGTCTAAGCCAGATAATATTTTAAATAATTGGCGAGTAACTAAAACTTGTTTACGATTAGGAAGTAAAGTAATTGGAAAGTGTTTAATGGGGTCTACTTGTAATGCTTTAGAAAAAGGAGGAAATAACTTTAAAAAATTATATTTTGATTCTGCTTTAGATACTCGAAATGCAAATGGTCAAACAAAAAGCGGCTTGTATAATTTATTTATTCCAATGGAATGGAATATGGAAGGGTTTATAGATAGATATGGAATGCCTGTATTGAAGACTCCAGAAAAAGAAATAAGAGGTGTAGACGATGAATACATTTATCAAGGAGCTATTAATTATTGGGAAAATGAAGTAGAAGCTCTTACAAAAGATGCAGATGCGTTAAATGAATTTTATCGTCAATTTCCTAGAACTGAGTCTCACGCTTTTAGAGATGAAAGTAAATCTTCTTTATTTAACTTAACAAAAATTTATCAACAGATAGATTATAATGATTCACTTATACCCGAACATCATTTAACAAAAGGAAAGTTTTATTGGAAAAATGGTGTGAAAGATAGTGAAGTAATATGGTCTCCTGATTCTAGTGGGAGATTTTTAATTTCGTGGCTACCTCATCGTGGATTAAGAAATAGGTTTATTGAAAGAGGAGGTAAGTTTTATCCAGGGAATGAGCATTTAGGTTCTTTCGGTTGTGATAGTTATGATATATCAGGGACAGTAGGAGGTGGAGCATCTAATGGAGCTCTACATGGAATGACAAAGTTTAATATGGATGAAGCTCCAAGTAATGAGTTTTTTCTCCAATATATTGCTCGTCCTCAAACTGCGGAAATATTTTTTGAAGAGGTATTAATGGCGTGTGTTTTTTATGGAATGCCTATTTTAGTAGAAAATAATAAACCACGATTATTGTATCATTTTAAAAATAGAGGATATAGACATTTTTGTATTAACCGACCTGATAAAACTTTTAATAAATTATCTGTTACGGAAAGAGAATTAGGAGGAATACCCAATAGTTCGGAAGACGTAAAGCAATCACATGCGTCTGCTATTGAATCTTACATAGAACAACACATAGGAATAGATTTGAATGGAGACTTTAGGAATGAAGATGAAATGGGTTCGATGTTATTTACACGAACTTTAGAAGATTGGGCAAAGTTTGATATTAACAACAGAACTCGGTTTGATGCAACAATAAGTTCAGGGTTGGCTATTATGGCTAATCAGAAACATTTATATCAGCCAAAGGTTCAAAAAGAGTCGAAAATATCCATTAACTTTGCAAGATATAAAAATAATGGTAATCTAAGTCAATTAGTTAGGTAATGGAAGATATAAGTATACAGATAACCCCGAATGGGTTCCCTAGTCAATTCGTTTCAGACAGCGAAAAAAAAACCATGGAATATGGGCTTCAAATTGGACAAGCAATTCAGTATGAGTGGTTTCGTAAAGATGGGAATCAATGCAGGTTTTATAATCAGTGGAATGAGTTTTACAGACGAAGAGTTTACGCAAGAGGTGAACAGTCTGTAGCTAAATACAAAAATGAGTTAGCAATTGACGGGGATTTGTCTTACTTAAATTTAGATTGGACTCCAGTTCCTATACTTCCTAAATTTGTAGACATTGTAGTGAATGGATTATCAGACAGATTATTTGATGTAAAGTGTGAAGCAATTGATGCTTTATCAGCTGCTCACCGTAGTGCTTTTCAAGACAATGTGGAAAGACAAATGGTTTCTCAGGGTGTATTAAATACTATTGGTAAAACTTTTGGAATCAATCCTTTTACCATGGACCAAGATGATTTACCTAAAGATGATGATGAGTTAGATTTATATATGCAGATGAATTATAAACCTGCAATAGAGATTGCTAACGAACAGGCAATAAACGCTATTTTACAAGATAATGAATATATAGATTTACGTAAAAGATACGATTATGATTTAATGGTTTTAGGTATTGCGTGTGGGAAAACACAATTTTTACCTGGACAAGGAGTAGTGGTAGATTACGTAGACCCTGCAAATTTAGTTTATAGTTATACCGAAGACCCTCACTTTAAAGACTGTTTTTATTGGGGAGAAATTAAAACTGTTCCAATAACTGAACTTTTAAAAATTGACCAATCACTTACTAATGATGATTTAGATGAAATAGCTAAATACAGTCAAACTTGGTATGATTATTTTAATGTAGCTCAATGGTATCAAAATAGTATTTTTGCTAGAGATACTGCTACATTAATGTATTTTAATTATAAGTCAACACAAAAAGTAGTTCATAAAATTAAAAAAACTAACGAAGGAGGCAGTAAGGCAGTAGAAAAAGATGACACTTTTAATCCACCAGAAGAAATGATGGATGAAGGGAGATTTGAAAAAGTAGAAAAAACTATTGATGTTTGGTATGATGGCATAATGGTAATGGGCACTAACATTATTTTGAAATGGGAAATGTCTAAAAATATGGTGCGTCCAAAGTCAGCTACTCAGTTTGCACTTCCTAATTACGTAGCTGTAGCTCCTAGAATGTATAAAGGTAATATAGAATCATTAATTTCTCGAATGATTCCTTTTGCTGATTTAATACAAATTACTCATTTGAAGTTACAACAAGTAGTATCTAGAGTAGTTCCTGATGGAGTTTACATAGATGCTGATGGTTTAAATGAAGTAGACTTAGGAACAGGAAATGCTTATAATCCTGAAGATGCTTTAAGATTATATTTTCAAACAGGTTCTGTAATAGGAAGAAGTTACACTCAAGATGGAGAATATAATCAAGCTAAAGTTCCTATTACTCAATTAAATTCTAATAGTGGAGCTTCTAAAATGCAAATGTTAATTGGAAACTACAATCATTATTTAGATATGATTAGGGCTGTTACAGGATTAAATGAAGCTAGAGATGGAAGTACTCCTGACCCTAACTCTTTGGTAGGTGTACAAAAACTAGCAGCTTTAAACTCTAATGTAGCTACCCGTCACATTCTGGATGGAAGTTTATATATTTTACGAAAAATTGCACAAGGTTTATCTTATAGAGTAGCCGACATTTTAGAGTATGCTCCATTTAGAGATGAGTTTGCTAATAAAATTGGAAAATATAGCATGACTATATTAGAAGATATAAAACACTTATATATATATGATTTTGGAGTATATATTGATGTATCTCCTGATGAATTGGAAAAAGCTCAATTAGAAGCTAATGTTCAAATGGCTTTATCTAAAAATGATATTAATTTAGAAGACGCAATTGATATTAGAAGTATTCAAAACATCAAACTTGCCAATCAGTTATTAAAATTAAAGAGAAAACAAAAACAAGATAGAGACGAGAAAAATGCACAAGTTCAACAGCAGTTGCAGGCTCAGACTCAAATGCAAGTTACACAAATGCAATCTCAGGCTGCTCAAGAAAAAATTGGGTTAGAAGCTCAATCTAAAATGCAAGAAATTCAAACGCAAGCTCAAGTAGACATGGCTAAGATGCAGGCTGAAGCAGAGTTAAAGAAACAACTTATGGAACAAGAATTCCAGTATCAAATGCAATTACGAGGCATGCAAGAAGAAGCATTAAACACAAGAGAATCTTCAAGAGAAGATGCGAAAGCTAAAAGAATAAGTCAGCAAAATACGGAGCAATCTCAATTAATTAATCAAAGAAAAAAAGGGTTGCCTCCAGTAAATTTTGAATCTAATGAGGATACGTTAGATGGGTTTGATTTAGCTGAGTTTGAGCCAAGATAAAGTGGTTTTTTTAGTATTTAAAAAATGTTTAATTTTGTATAACAATTTAAATTTAATCAAATGGGTATAACAGTAAAAGAAGTAAGTGCCCCTGAACAAAAATCAGTTCAGGAAGTAGAAAAAGAATTATTAGAAAAACATGAGTCTCAATTTGTAGACCCAGAAGTTTCTACAACAGAAACAGTAGCAGAAAAAGTTGAGGCTCCTAAAAGCCAAGAAACTCCTGCTGTGGAAGAAGTTTCTGAAAAAAAAGAATTAGCAGACGAAGACGTTCTTTCATATATTGGAAAGAGATATGGTAAAGAAATATCGTCTTTAGACCAACTGTTTGAAGAAAGAGAAAAATCAGAAGAGTTACCTGAAGATGTTTCTGCTTACTTCAAATATAAAAAAGAGACTGGTCGAGGCATAGAAGATTTTGTAAAATTACAACAGAACTATGACGAAATGGACCAAGACGATTTATTGGCTAGTTATTATAAAGCTAAAGAAGATTATTTAGATAATGATGATATAGCCGCTATCCTTTCGGATTTTGAATTTGATGAAGATTTAGATGAAGAAAAGGAAATAAAAAAGAAAAAGCGAGCAAAAAAGAAAGTAGTTTCTGAAGCTTTAAGTTTTTTTAACGAACAGAAAGACCAGTATAAAATTCCTCTTGAGTCAAGAACGGAATCACTGAATCCTGAAGTCGAAAAAGAATTAGAAGAATACAGAAACTCGCTTCAACGTGCTAAGACTTCTGAGGAGGAAAGTGCTCTTAGAAGGGAAAAGTTTATAGAAAGAACTAATTCCTTACTAGATGATAATTTTGAAGGTTTCAATTTTAAAATCGGAGACAACTCTTACTCTTACAAACCCTCTAACTTGGAGGAGCTTAAAGCTAAAAATTCAGACATAAGTAAATTTGTTACTAGTTTTCTGGATGATAACGGAGAGCTCACTGATATAGAAAGGTATCATAAGTCGTTAGCCATAGCAAATTACCCAGACAGATTTGCGAAGTTTTTTTATGAGCAAGGTCGGGCAGAAGCTGTTACGAATTCAGCTAAAAAGTCCAAGAATATAGACTTTGACCAAAGAAGAGTTCCAGAGGTGTCTACTAAGGGTGGTTTACAAATTAAGAATGTAACCCAAGTCAGTGATGGCAACAGGTTACGAATTAGAAAACGAAAATAAATAATTAATAAAAAATAAAAAATGAGTGTATTAGGAACTCCAGGTTACGACTTAATCCCAAGTGCGGAAAGGGTAGCCACAACAAGTAACTATATCACCAACTTCAACTTCATGAATCAG